TATACAATAACAACCGAGTATAAAAAACCAGTTGATGCAATAGATTCAACAAACTATGTTCCATCAACAGGAAATTTAGTCCCAGCACAATATAAAGGAACGGCGTTAGGACCAGTAGTAAAATTAACAAAATCTCTTTGGTATCAAGAAACAACACTTATATCGGTTGCATGTTTCTTTGATAAAATAAAACCATATACTCCTAATAAAAACAAACAATATGAAGAAAGAGTAAATTCATTTACAAGAGGTTATGTGAAAGGAAAAGGAAAACTTGGTGAACCGGGATATGTTCAAGCGGTAAAAGGGGATGGTATTGCTAGAGTAGAATTAGGAACATCTGGAGCCGGTGGTGTTCAATATCAATTTGCAAGAGGTGGGTTTCCTGATAAAAGTTGGATGAATTGGAGTATGTTTGAAGAAACGGAAATGGGATGGGCAGATGCACAACCAACAGGTGCAACGATAATAAACGGAAAAAATTATGGAGCTAAGACTGGACAAAGAACATCCATACCTGTGATGTATTGGTTAAAAGGCGATCCACATCCAAAAGTTGCTCTTTCTGGTGATATTTTTAAGGCAAAAATTGCTGATCCGCCACACGCACAAAATCCTGGTTCTCAAGCATCGTATATTGCTAACATAACCGTTTCTGCTCCTGCTGCAAGTATGCCGTATCCTGTATTAAAAAGTTGGCAAACAACTAAAAGTGAAGGTGCCGCTATTGCACAAGTTAGAAATGGAAGCGGTCAGACATCATATTTTTGTATTGGATCACGTGGTAGTAATTACACAACAATGAAAAAAGAAATAGAATCAAAAGGAAAAACTATCGTATTCTATCAAAATGCTGATCCTGGAGGTTCATATTGGTATCAGGCAGATGGAGAAAGACATCCAGATTGTGTTAGTAGAGGTTATTCAATAGGTATTAAGTGGTAAATATAAAACGGAGAAAATTTATGAAAAAAATAGTAAACGATATTGACTACGAATTATTGAGCGGAACGGAAAGTATTTATACTGCATTAAAAACAAAGGCACAATTAAATACTAAAATGAGTAATATGTCTAATAAATCAAAAAATGAACAAGCAAAAATATCAAATGATAGAACAAATAGTTCATATCAAAAATTCATATAATAGATAATAGAGAATACTATGGCAGATGATGTATCAATTTCATATTCTGGTAGAAATAGAAGTAAAGGCCTTTTTGTTGAATATAAAGGTGTAAAATACCCTATTGATCGAAAAGGAACTACCGATGACCTTGATGCTAGAAGCGTAGCTTGGCAAGATGATACATTTACCGTAGGAACAACTGAAATGTCCTTAAAGACATTTATAGAAATGTCACCGGAGGCAAAAGTAAATTGGTTTGAAACCATATTAAACCAAAAAAAAGATGAAAGTGATTCAAAAAAAGATGATGCTTTTTTGGATAAACCAGATGAACCGGGATCAACTGGAAATGTTGATACACCTAGTGGTAGAAGTGGACAATTTGGAAACGCTAGTTCAGCAGGAAGTTCCGGATCAGCAGGAAGTTCAGGTTCATCTGGTAGTTCTGGAATAACCGGAACAGGAATAAAATCTAATTTTTCAACTTTTGTCTCAGGATTTGATCTAAATACTAGTTTACGCATTGGTTTAGTTAAAAATACAGATGGAACATTTTTTAGTGGTCCAATGAATGAGACTAATTTTACTACTCTTAAAACTGAAACTTTTGATGTTGATCAAAACGGTAATGTCACAATCAATGGGGTAAAATATCGCTTAGATCAAATTTCCGATTCTATACCAGAAACCGTTTTACAAGCTTTTATTAGACTTCAAAGGGCAGATGTAAATAGATTATTAAATCTATGGGGTTATCAATTTACACCATTAAATCAAAATAATACACCTGCTGACGAAAATCCAGCAACTAATCCACAACAAAATCCTGAACAAAAATTTCCTGCAAAACCTAAATCAAGTCAATCTCCTGCAGGTGCTCCTGCAAATGTTGAACAGAGTGCTGCTACAACAACTGCAAGATTAAGAGAATTGGAAGGTAAAAAGGACCCTCCAGATGCAAGCATTCAGATTCAAAATTATGTTATACCACTACAAACTGTATATTCAACTGGTGGTGCTACTGGAAGATATGGTTATAGAAATGCAAAAGGAACAAAAGGACAGGGCGATTCATCCGGAAAAAATGAATACTCAAATTCATCTCTAATAGGAGGTGTGCAATATCGTTTTAATGCAGAATGGAACGATTTTACGCGAAAAAAAAGTAGAGGAGTTGATATTCCTACACAAGAACGTGAATCGAATATAATAGATTATCCAATAATAATGAATTTTCCAGAAGTTGGAGTTTGGAATCAAATTGTTCCATATGTTGCGGATTCTCAAACAGAACAACATAGAATGATTGTAAAAGAAAGATTTGGAAAAATATACAATCCAGCTGGATGGGGTATAGGATATTATTCTACCTTTGCTAATTGGGCAGAAGAACCTTGGTGGTGTGGTATTTTTTCAAATCATTGTTTGCATCATGGTGGATATAAGGAAGCTAAAACGGGAATAGCATGGGCTGCTGCAAATGATGTTAATATAGTTTATACTTCAAACTTACCAAATCCAATTACAACTGAAACTAGTGGAACATTGGCAGGTGTTCCAATGTATATTGATCCTATAACTGGTGCAGAAACTGCTGATCCTGCACTATATGAATTGAAGAATGGTATATCTTATTCGTATGGTAGAAGTGATTATGGAACTCATTTATACCAAATGTTTACTAAAAAAAGTGTAACTAGAAAAACAGAAGTCAGTAACACCGTTACTAAAAAAGTAAAAGGTAAAATGCAAGTTGTTGAAGAAAAAACAATAAAAAAGGAAGATATACCGGTAACAATATATGAATCATTATTACCAAATCCAACATCTGTTGTATTCGTAAATGGTATTCATTTTAACGATAATGGATTGACCGCTCAAGGTAAAAAGTTAATGGATCATTTTTTAAGTCAAAGAGGGTGGGAAGTTTCCATAATAAGCAGAGGTGGTCATATTGAGATATGTCCTTATCTAAATCCAGATGGAACAATGGTTAGATTCGGTGGCAATAGTGCGAGTGCAGTGGTGGAAGCAGTTGGTGGAAAATTTGTTGCTTGTCCTGGTACAATATGGGGCTTTGCGAAAAAAGATAAACCTGCTTCATTTACTGCATTTCATAAAGCAATTCCAGTTGGCGGTAAATACCAAAAGGTTGAACCAACTATGAACGGTATTTTCAAAAGAACTGAAATAGTTGATAGTTATTACAAAGCAATAGATGGTAAAAAGGTTTTAGGAACATTAAAAAATACAATTTATAGCAAAATTGTAGAATAAGGAGTTTATTAAAATGAATACAAAAAGTTTTTTTGGTAAAATAAGAGAGATTATTAGGGAAGAAATAGAGTATGCTATTGATAAAAAAATAAATCAAAAGCAAACAAAAAAAGATGACATTTCTACTCTAAATCATGGTTTATCTTTATACAAAGAACAAACTAATGTTCAAGAAAAGGTAAAACCAAAATCAAAAAAAACCGAATTTGGTTCTATCCAAGAATTGCTTGCTGAAACTAAAAGAAGTCTTCAAGACAGTTATGAAATGGAAGATGAATTTAGATTTACCGCTGATATGGCAGAAGGATTTGGACACGAAAGAGGATCAACACCAATACCACAAGGTTATTCAAAGTCAGACATTCCATCAGAAGTTATGTCAGCTCTAACAAAAGATTATTCGGCTCTTATGAAAAAAATAGAAGAAAAAAAAGGGAGATAATGAGTGAGAAAAAGACGATTAAGTTCAAGTAGATTTCAATACTTTCAAAAACCTGTTAATGAAGGTAATGTAATACAAAGTAATAAATTTGTTGGGGTTATTTTACCATTTAATAACCCAAGTGGTGTTTTTTATCAAAGTGTTACCAATACAAAACAGTTATTTTCAAACGTAAGAAATCTTATTATGACTTCTCGTGGGGAAAGATATATGTTGCCTGATTTTGGAACAAACTTAAAAAGTATTTTGTTTGAAAATATAACAAGTGAAGATCAATTTATAGAAGGCATTAAAAATGACATATTAGAGGCATTTGATACATGGATGCCCTTTTTGACATTAGAAAAGTTTACGGTAGATATAAATCCAGATTCATCAGATGTTGTTGAAAATGATCATGCGATTAAAATTGAATTTACTCTTAAATTGAGAGATACATCAATATATTTACCCATAAGACTATTTATATCTACTACTGGTAGGATTGAAATAACAGCAATCGAACCATCAAATTATAGGTAAAAACATGGCGTTAATTCAAAAAGATATTCGTTATTCAAATAGGGATTTTAATTCCTTAAAAAAGGCACTTATTGATTTTTCAAAAAATTATTTTCCGGACACATATCAAGACTTTAATGAAGCTTCTCCCGGAATGATGTTTTTAGAAATGGCTTCTTATGTTGGTGATGTTTTATCGTTTTATACAGATGTTACATTGCAAGAATCAATGATACTATTTTCAAATGAGCGTCAAAATATATTAAATTTGGCTCAATCGATGGGTTATAGACCAAAAAATAGAATATCTGCAAACACAACATTAGATGTTTTTCAAGTAGTTCCATCAAAACAAGTTGGTTCTCAAATTGTTCCAGATTTTGATTATGCATTTGCAATAGAACCAGGAATGACAGTATCACCAACACGAGAAGGGACTATTACTTTTAGAACAGTAGATTATGTTGATTTCAAAACAAGTAGTAGTTTTGATCCAACAGAAGTAACACCATATGAAATAGATGATACAAACGGAGAAGTTTTATATTGGTTATTGAAAAAATCAACAAAAGCTGTTTCAGGAACAGTAAGAACAACAACATTTGCTGCTGTTGATCCAAAACCATATGATAAATTCACAATAGAAGATCCAGATATTATAGAAATACTGTATGCATTAGATACAGAAGGTAATAAATGGAATCACGTTGCTTATTTATCACAAGACACATTATTTGAACCAGTTCTAAATGTCCCAAGAAATGATTCAAAATTAAGTAAGTATAGATCAGAAACACCATATCTTCTCAAATTAAGAAAGATTCCAAGAAGATTTGTGTCAAGACAAATGGCAAATGGTAATATGGAAATACAATTTGGTGCAGGTATTTCTGATGTTGATGATGAATTATTGATACCAAATCCTGATTTAGTCGGTGGATCACTACCAATGACTAATCCAAATTTGTCAATAGACATTGATCCATCAAACTTTTTGTATACAAAAACATATGGTCTTGCTCCAAATAATACAACATTAACATTTTATTATACAACAGGTGGTGGAACTGCTGATAATGTTCCAAGTGAAGTGTTAAACAATGTAATTACAAGAGTTATTATCTTGGATAGTCAAGGATTAGATCCAGTTTTATATGGTCAAGCTGTATCAAGTTTGGCTGTAACAAATCCAAAACCTGCAACTGGTGGTAAATTTCAAGAAGACATAAATGAAATTAGACAGAATGCTGTTGCTTCTTTTGCTGCACAAAATCGTGTTGTTACAAAAGAAGATTACATAATCAGAGCATACAGTTTGCCACCAAGATATGGATCTATTGCCAAGGCATACATAACAAAAGATACACAATTAACATCTGAATCTATTTTTAATAGTGATCGTATTCAAAATAATCTTGCTCTAAATTTTTATGTTCTTGCTTACGATACAAATGGTAATTTAACACAAGTAAATGATGCAACAAAAGAAAATTTGAAAACATACTTAAATTGGTATAGAATGCTTACAGATGCGGTAAACATTCGTGATGCATATGTGATAAATCTTGGAATAGAATTTGATATAGTTACACTTCCTGATCAAAATGCAAATCAAGTTGTTCTTCGATGTATAGACAAATTGAAAAATTATTTTGATATACAAAAGTGGCAAATAAACCAACCGATAGTAATAAGCAACATATACACAGAACTTGATAGAGTAGAAGGTGTTCAAACTGTTGTAAATGTAAAAATTAAAAATCTATTTGATCCAACATTGGGGTATTCTCCTCATGCTTACAATATAGATCAATCTATAAAAGATGGAGTTTTATTCCCATCTTTGGATCCTTCTATTTTTGAAATAAAATATCCAAACAATGATATTGTTGGAAGAGCGAGGTCATTTACATGATATATTCTATTTTTGCACAAAGAGATGCTACTATTTATGAAAGACAATATACAATGAATACTGGCATAGATTCATTGTTAGAATTGTCACATGAAACTCCTGGATCTGGTTCATCTATTTACAATAGTAGAATACTTCTAAAATTTGATATGTCTGACGTTGAGAATAGAATCAACTCTGGTAAAATATCTCAAAATGCAAAATACTATCTTTCTCTTATTACCGCTGATATTAGAGAAATTCCACAAGAATATGTTGTATATGCATATCCATTAAGTTCTTCTTGGACAAATGGAACCGGTAAATACACAAATCTTCCATACACAACAGACGGTGTATCTTGGCGTTATAGAACATCAAAAACAGTTGGAACTGAATGGGAAATACCACCTGGAATTTCATCTCTCGAATGGGATGAAACTTCTCAAACATGGGTTGATTCAACTCTTATATTTGGAAATCTTTCTGTAAATGTTACATCTTCATATTTTGCACACGAAGGAGGTGGAACATGGTGGGATTACGATAATTTAGAATGCACTCAATCTTTTTCGTTTCAATCAACGGATATTTATATGGATGTTACCAATGTTGCAAGAAGATGGGTAACGGGATCTGGAAGATTTGAAAACGATGGAATGATTCTAAAATTCAGTAATGAAATGGAATCTTCTCCAAATAATTTGTTAAACAGTCTTAAATTTTTTGGAACGGATAGTAATACAATATATGTTCCAAGATTAAACATAGTTTGGGATGATTCAGAATTTGTAACAGGAAGTTTACAACCTGTTGCTGAAGATAATATGAATTTGAATGTTAAATTGAAGAAATTTTACGCAGAAAAAGAACGAGCAAAAATAAGAATATATGCAAATTCTCGTTATCCACAAAAAAATTACACAACCACTGCATATCAAACTATAAATTATTATCTACCATCATCATCTTATTATGAAATTCGTGATGCTCATAGCGATGAAATAATTCTTCCGTTTGATTATACTGGATCTAAAATTAGTTGTGATGGAACAAGTAGTTATTTTAATCTTTGGATGGATTCATTTCAACCGGAAAGATTTTATAGAGTTGTAATAAAAGTTGAAAGAGAAGATGGCGATAATGTTCAAATTTTTGACAATAATCATTACTTCAAGGTTGTAAGATGAGTGAATTAAGACGAGATTCTATTAACAATAGAATAATAAGTTACATAGATCAAAGAGCATCTGAAAATACTGGACAATTAGAAATACCAGTTATTGATGAACGGTTTTTATCAAACGATTTTAATTTTATTGTAAAAACAGAATTTTCATCATTAAGAGAAGCTGTAAATGCAGAAAAAACAGTTGCAAATCAAATAAACGCAATTCAAACAAGTTTATTACGAGGAGTTCCTTTAAGTAACTTATCAACTTATGATATGGATAACATAAAGAACATTGCAAAAAACGAATTGCTACAGGATCTTAAAAACATATCAGAAAATAATCCAGAATCAAATACGGCATTACAAAATAAAATAAATGAATTACAAGATATAATAGATAACCAAAGAAATCAGCTTACAGATTGGGCAACTGCACAAGATAGATGGAATGAAAAAGTTTTCCTTTGGTCACAGGCATATGAAGACCAATCAATTCGTGCGGATGCCTTTGAAAGAATAAACATAGAATTGTCTAGTCAGCAAGAACAGATACTTACTGATCTAAAAACACAAATTGATAATCAGGCAGAAACTCAAAAAATTCAATTCAAAGCACTTGATGAAAGAACTGGTAATGTTCTTGAACAACTTGGAAAAGATGTTGATTCATTGAGAAAATTCAAATCAGAATTTATTGCTGAAAACTCAGTTGGATTGAGTAAGATGTCAGAAATAATTGCTAAAGAGTATTTTGGAACAGCCGGAACAGCCGGAACAGCCGGACAAGGTTAATAATAAATAATTAAAAAAGTCTATGCCAAATTTTGTATACAAAAATCTAAATGATATTTTTGCAGTAAATAACCCGATAAGAGGCGAAAGATTCAGATTTAATAATTTGAATGGCAAAATTATTGTTCCTAAATTTTCAGTTCTAAATAACCCTGAAGATCCTTCTTCTCCAGGAACAAATGTAGAATTGCACGTATTTTTGCCAAATGCAGCATATGTTGATACATTATATGATATTCCTTACGGCGTAAATCCAAGATTAAATGAAAATGGTGAACCAATTCGATATGTAACATTACCAATACATGATCATGTTACACGATTAAAATTACCAGCAGGACCATATCGAATTGTTTACAATTTTTTAAGAAACTTAATAGGTTCGAGTAATTCTGAAAATAGATTATTTGTTTCTGATATTTCCTCCGATAGAAAAGAAATTAGATTAACATTAACCAATCCAAACGATGTTCAATCTATAAATGACTTAAAATCATTTGTAGTAGAATATATGAAGGGTTCGGTATACAAATTTCCTGTATTATTGAATTTTGGACAGAATAATTTAGCAGACATAATAAATGTTACATCTGATGGTGATTCAAATTATTTTTATGTTAAACTAGCAGAACCTCTACCCAGTGATGTTGATTTGTATTATCAATGTTGGCTTTCAAGTCAAATAATGAAACCATATATTGATAATCTTCAAGTTGAAAGAGAATTTGAACAACTACAACCGAGATTTATTAAAGGTCCAAATTTTGAAGTTGAGTATGAAAAATTTATTTCTTCAACAACAGATTACAAAAATTGGAACGATATACTATCAACAAATCTACAAA